ATGGCAAGAAGAAAAAGAGCAGAGCAACCAATCGGTGTTGGTCTTACAACTCGTCAGGCAAAGCGTAAAAAACCGTTAAGTTCTGAATATCTAGTAGATATTGATCCACTTACCGAAAATCAAAAGAAACTTTTCAATTCTTATGCCGCTCAAAAACATTTAGTTGCCTATGGATGTGCCGGTACTGGTAAAACTTTCATTACTCTTTATAATGCTCTTCGTGAGGTTTTGGATGAAAGAACACCTTACGAAAAAATCTACCTTGTTCGTTCTTTAGTTGCCACAAGAGAAATTGGATTTCTTCCCGGTTCTTATGATGACAAGTCAGATATTTACCAGATTCCTTATAAGAATATGGTGAAGTATATGTTCCAACTTTCAAGTGATGCCGAATTTGAGATGCTTTATGGCAATCTTAAGGCACAGGAAACAATTAAGTTCTGGAGCACCTCATTCCTCAGAGGAACTACGCTTGATAATTCTATTATTATTGTGGATGAGTTTCAAAATATGTCATACCACGAGCTTGATTCTATTATCACTCGTGTTGGTGAGAACTCAAAGATTATGTTCTGTGGAGATGCCACTCAAAGCGATCTTCAGAAAACAAATGAGCGTAATGGAATCGTTGATTTTATGACCGTATTGCGTAAAATGCCATCTTTTGATATAATTGAGTTTGGTGTAGATGATATTGTTCGTTCTGGACTTGTCAAAGAATATATTATTGCAAAACTAGAAGCAGGTTTTTAATGTTTAATCATCTTGATAATGTACTTCCTCAACTTGAAAGAGAAACAATTGATGGAGTCCGATATTATTCCGTACCAGATGAAGACCAACTGCTCAAGTTGGTCTCTATCACTTCCGTAACCAGTCATTTTAATAAGGAAATCTTTGTTAAGTGGAGAAAAAAAGTCGGCACAGAAGAGGCTGACCGTATCACCAAAGCAGCAACCAGTCGTGGAACAGACCTACATACTTTAGTTGAGAACTATCTTTATAATAGGGACCTTCCTCCAGTTCAACCCATATCAGATTTTCTTTTTAAGATTGCTAAATCAGAACTGAACAGGATTAATAATATCTACTGTCTGGAAGGGGCTCTATATAGTAAACAACTTGGTGTTGCCGGTACTACTGATTGTATTGCCGAGTTTGATGGAGAACTTGCCATCATAGACTTTAAGACTTCTAAAAAACCAAAACCAAGAGATTGGATTGAGAATTATTTCGTTCAGGCGATGTTCTATGGAATGGCACTCTATGAGATGACTGATATTAGAGTCAAAAAACTAGTCATCATTATGGCGTGTGAAAATGGTGAATGTGTTGTTTATGAAGAGAGAGACCTTAACAAATATATGAAACTTGTTGTGGAATATATTAAAAAGTTTGTGAATGATAAACTTGAACTAATGTCTATTTGACTAATTGATTATTTTATTTTATACTACATATTATTACTCTTAAATTATGGCAAATATATTAGAGACATTTCTAGAAATTAATATAGAATCTATGGAACAAACGGAAACGAACAAAGAATTAGAAAAAGCAATAGAGGATAAGTTTCTTACTCCTTCCAAATTTGCTTTAGAAATTGAAAAAATAGTTGCGGAAGAAAACTGTAATTATATTGATGCTATTTGTCATTATTGTGAAATCAACGGTATTGATGTAGAATCGGTTACTAAATTGATTTCTAAACCTCTTAAAGAAAGATTAAAGTATGATGCGATTAGTCTTAACTTTATGAAGAAAACTTCCCGTGCTCGTTTGCCTATCTGATGTCACCATTTGAAACTTATCAGGCATATTTGGGAATCAAGAATCATTTCACCAATCCCAAATATGATTACTTTAAATATAAAAAAACAAGAGCAACACTTACATCATTTAATAAACGCAAAGACCGGTATTTTTTCGAGAAAAGTTCTCGTAAATATTCGGACAAAGAAATAGTAGATTTTCTAGTATCAAATTTTATAGTAGCGGATAATCCCCAAAGTATGTGGATTGGTGAAATTATTAATTCTGGAGAAAGAAATTACCAAGAATGGATGAAAAGACAGCAGAGTCTGACTTACTTATTCAAGGAGCAATCAACAGAATTGTTCTCTCAGACAAAATTAGAGAATGTATTTGACTGCTCAAAAGGTCATCCAATTCTTCTCAAAACATTTCTAAAAGGTGAACTAGTACCTGAAATAATGGTAATTTATGATATAATATTTTCGTATATTAGTGAGTTTGATAAGAAACTTCTGGACCCTGTATGGGAAACCGTAAGTTTAAAAATCAAGAAATACAAACCTTTTCTAAATACAGACATATTCCAGTACAAAAAACTTTTACGGGACATTATAAATGAGTAGTTTTTTTGATTCTGATATTATTCAGGATGAACTAAAAGAAATTAACGAACTTCAGGAGTTTATATACAATAGTATTTTAACTTTTGGTATGATGCCTCGTGAAGATAAGCTGGAACATATTGATAAGATGACACGACTGCTTGAAAAGCAGAGAATTATGTATACCAGACTTTCTCTTTCTGATGACCCTCAAGCAATTGAGATGAAAGAGAATCTGAGAAAGTCCGTTGCTCTGATGGGATTTCCACCAGAGACTGATATGAATATTCTTTTCAGTAGTATGACAAAAACAATTGAATCGCTTAAAAAGTATCTTGACTGATGATAAATACTTATGCCTGATCGGGTGACACTTTTCGGGTGGGAAGGGGCACTTGTTGCCCTTTTCTTGTATAAATACTTATGTCACCCGGTTAGAGAAGAATGAAAAAGCACTTTTATGTGTATTACTCCTATGAAGAATATGGGAGAGGGTATATTGGAAAAAGAGAATGTAAATGTCTTCCGGAACAAGATATAAAATATTTTGGTTCCTATAAAGATAAAACTTTTAAACCAACCCAAAAAATAATATTAGAAACTTTTGATAGTGTAGAAGAGACACTTGAGGCAGAATGTGCTCTTCACGACTTTTATGAAGTAGATAAAAATCCCCACTTTGCTAACAAAGCAAGACAAACTTCTGAAAAGTTTTATTGTCGTGCATTTGGTGAGGATAATCCATCAAAAAGAAATGATGTTAAAGAGAAAATTAGAGTAGGAAAACTTGGCGAAAATAATCCAGCAAAAAGACCAGAAGTTAGAAAAAAACTATCTGATTCTGCTAAAAATAGAAGGGCATCTGAAGAAACTAGAAGAAAGATGAGCGAATCTCATAAAGGAAGAGTATCTCCAAAGGGAATGCTTGGTAAAAAACTTACACGAGAACAAAGGGAGCAAATAAGAGAAAGAAAAGTCGTAAGGGATAATAAAACTTGGATAATGAAAGATCCAGAAGGAAGAATACATACAGCAAACAATCTTAAATATTTTTGCGAACAAAATAATCTTTCAGATTCTGCTATGCATCTTGTTATTAAAGGTAAAAGAAATCATCACAAAGGATGGACGAGGGCTTGACATCCCTTTATAGATCTTTTATAATAAAGTTGTTGCAAAACAAAATCCAATTTATCCAAAAAATCTAAATGTCATTCGCAAATTTAAAAAAACAATCTAAACTTGGTTCTTTAACTGAAAAACTTGTTAAAGAAGTTGAGAAGATGAACTCTTCTGGTAATTCTGTAGATGAACGTTTTTGGTCTTTGACCGTAGATAAAGCGCAAAATGGTTATGCCGTCATTCGTTTCCTGCCTGCTCCTGATGGTGAAGACTTGCCGTTTGTAAAGATTTATAGTCACGCATTCCAAGGTTCATCTGGATGGTTGATAGACAATTGCCTCACTACTCTGAATCAGAAGTGCCCCGTGTGTGAGCATAACTCTGGTCTCTGGAACTCCGGTATGGATTCCAATAAAGAAGTCGCACGTAAGCAGAAGCGTAAACTGACTTATGTGAGCAACATTTATGTGGTGAAAGACCCTGCCAATCCTGAAAACGAGGGTAAAGTCTTTCTGTTCAAGTATGGCAAGAAAATCTTTGACAAACTCACCGAAGCAATGCAACCCGAGTTTGAAGATGAGACTCCTATTGATCCGTTTGACTTCTGGACCGGTGCCAACTTCAAACTGAAGGCAAAGAATGTTGCCGGTTATAGGAACTATGATTCTAGCGAGTTTGCTTCTCAGGGTGCTCTTCTGAATGATGATGATGCTATGGAAGCAATCTGGAAGAAGCAGTATTCTCTTGCCGAGTTTGTTTCTCCTGACCAATTCAAGTCCTATGAGGAAATGAAGAAGCGTCTTGATTCCGTTCTTGGTGGAAAGTCTACTCGTGTTGATTCTGAAGTTGAGGATGAGGATGACTATCGTGGTCCTGCTCCTTCTCTGACAGAAGATCTGCGTAGTGAACTCAATAATCTGAAACCGGCTCGTCCTGTTGAGGATGATGACGATGATGATGCACTCTCATATTTTGCAAAACTTGCCGAAGACTGATTCATAATACACTAAAGGGGAGATTTTTCTCCCCTTTTTTATGGCATCGTGATTCTTGTGTTTTCGGTACGGATTAGTTTCTTATCAACATATTGAGAAGATTTATCATAATACATAATCTTTCTCATATCATTTAAATATTGTTGTAGATAATCAGGTCTCAGTAGATATAT